AATCAGGTTGATCTTCACCGAGCAATTGCTCGACTGTTTGGATCGTAGCCAATTGCTTCATAAGATCAGCAACGGACATTTCACCAAAAATCTTAGTTCTTTCACCTGGTGATACCGAACAAACAATAGAGGCACGATTATGCAACCGCTGATCGGTTAAATCAATCCCAGCATCCTTTTCAGCTTGATACGTGCGCACTTAAAAACCCCCTGTCATTCAGATTATACACAATCATTGATGGAAATTACACGAAAACGAACTCAAAAAATTACTTTTCATGTTCGCCGCTTATGCAAAAAATCAATCACATCAGCTTTAGCCTGCTCGTCATCGTGAAGAATCTTTGACGCGAATCCTTTGTCGTCAAGCTCGGCATGAGCGTCAACAGCCAATTCTTCAGGACTTGGAAGGTAAAATTGCCGCCTTTCCTTCATGCCATTACCATCGACATTTTCAAGCGTATAGGAAAACGCCACTTCCTTTTTACCATCCCACACAGATTTTGAAATTGAACATTCGTGTGCTGGAACTAACACGCCGTTAACAGTGAGAACCACTTGCCGAGTCGCCGTATCCAAAGAAACTGTCGCAATTGCCATTACTTACCTCCCAATTAATTCCAAACTTTTGTTCTACCACCCAGAAAAACTCTGACATCTTTTGTACCATATGCTTAGTAAACCATAGCAGCCCACGCCAGAACAGTCAACATTCGACGCTCTTTCGCAGTCGGCTCCTTTTGGACTGATGTGGTAAAACTAACCACATAATCATTGTAGAAAATCTTCATACGAAGAGCATCCTTTTTTGCAGTGCCCAATTTTTTGGCCATAAATTCTTTCGTTACCGTATCTCCCGGACGCAAGACAGACAAGAGGCCGCGTTTGACCTCTTCCAATTCGGTTCGCTGAGCCTTGGTTAGAGATCGCATGTTTTTAGCTTGGCATTGTTTCAGATAGGGGGTGTCTATTAACCGATCAATTTGATCCATGAAGTTGTCGGCAATGACACTTATAACAGAAAGGGATTTAGGTGTGCGTTGATCTCTTGGCGCGGTATCTTTGGTGGATGGAGGTCTTCCCGTAGGATTGTCTCCATCATCCTTGGGTTGATCCCCTTTCGGATTATCTCCACCTCCATTATCATCCTTACCACCTTTATCATTACCTTTGAGATCGCGCATTTGTTTAACTTTCACAAGTTCAATCGCAAGATCATTTTGTTTCTCCAGGACAGAGAATGGCCGATTATAAGGATTAGATTTCTCTAACACACCTGGACTTTCTTCTCTGATTTTTTGCTCAGACTTCATCCTCTCAAGTTCAATCATATAATTAACACCAAAAACTTCGGTGGCCTTTTCAGATGAAATAATACCACGATCAAGCAACTGAATCATCAATTGCTTTTCCGCCGCTTCATCTCTCAAGGACATATTGCCAAAATTAATCGCCGGAATCTTTTTGAACCCCATCGCGTCTGCGACCAATTGCAATTCAGTTTTCATCCATCGCACAGTGCGCTCTCGCACATATTCCAGTCGCTCTGCCAAAGTTTTTAACTGAACAAAAGCCGATTGAGCATTTCGTGTCCCCAAGTCTGCTCCACCAACGAGTGAATCTGGAATACCCAAACCTCGGACAATATCAGCGTTGACCCCTTGGTACTTTTCAACTCCTAGAATTTTGTCGGTAGGTGGATACTCGATTTGAAGATCGATCATATCGTCCCACACAAGGTCCATGACCCCTCCACCAACATTATGCTGAAGAATACCAATAAGTTTATCTACCGCCGCAGCCGTTGGGAGAATTTGTTGATCAGATTTACCCAATTTCCAAAGACGCACGACATTGATAACGCCATCAAGAGCAGCCATGTCGGCCAATCTCATTTTCTCCTTAAACATGATATCCTCAAGGACACCATACAAAAATGGCGTGCCCCAATCTTCCCAATCATCTTTCTTGTAATAATCGACATAGATTTTATCCATGTCTAGTTCAACCAGAGCACTACTTTTTTTGGCTGCCGCGACTACTTCTGGAGGAAGCTTCGTTACAAAAGCCTTTTCGGCTCCGGTTTTTGGCCGCTTAATTGCATTGGCTAGTTTTTTTGGAATACGCATCCCTAATGCATCAGCCCCAAAGAATCGTCCAACCTCGCCACCAATCTTTTCAATAACGACAGGAGAGAGAAACGTATAACTCCAAGGAATTTCTCTCTTATTGGCCAGTTTCTTTATAGTTTTAATCTTTTCTGGTGGATCGGATACAGAAGGCTCAAAAATAGTATCTATAGCTGACACACCCCCCTTGGTCATTTCTCTAACGGCAGGCTTGGTGATAAATGCGTTTTTGCGACGAACAATTACATTGGCATCTCGCATCAATAATTTCATAAAATCATGTGCGCGACCCGTCAGATTGACACGATTAGCCCACTCACGAAAGAATCTTTCTTGAGTTTTTGTTGGGTGCTGTAATTCCAACCCCTCTGCGGCAAAATCGGTCATCATATCAATAACATTGCGTACCATACCAACCTTACGATAAACAGCCTGACAAGCAAGAATAATGTCTGCATGTTCAGAAGGGAGCTTATCATGCGGACGATCGGCGTAATAATCGTGGCGATTATGCCCAGTCCGCAAATTTACATCTGATGCTATGGCTCGATTTGCAATACCCTGTGACGTGTGGCATATTTCCGGCAAAATGTGTTCGGCAACACTTTCAGCCCCTTGGGTGTATAGCGCCTTTTCTTCTGGTTTGCCGTCGCTTGATTCTTTTTCTGCCATTTTATCTCCTATAGAATCAATGGTATTACAATGGAACAACAGTCATATTGATTATACACCATCAACTTTAAATTTGTTTACCTTTTCTTGAATTACATGGTCCACACAAAAGGGACAGATTTTTGAGAGCGAATAGGGCTAGTATTTCTTCAGTATGATTCGCAGAAGCTAATGGAATAATATGATCAATTTGAAATCCACTTTTATTATAGGAAACGCCACAAGATGGGCATTTATTTTGTTGTTCATTCCTAATATTCTCCAGGTAACTTTTTAGGTCGCACGACGTATATGGAAGTAATTTGAAACATCCAGCCCCCTTGCTTTTGAGGGCTAACCTAAGTTGCGTTCTTAATCGATGAATGTAGGCCCACTTAGGCTGGGATAGGCGTCTCTTTTGCCACTCACTGTTCCTGCGCCGAACTCCGGGGTTTTCCGCATACACTTTCCTGCACAAACTACATCTGGGGCCACGCCTCGGACGTAAACGATGCTCAACATTGCCATGAATAGGGCATACAGCTATTACTCTATTATCTCCCAAAAAAGAAACGATGCGATGTGAAGGAGATTTGCCATTTTTGCACTGAGTACTTATCCCTATGACAAAAGCCTTATCCCTAATCTGGCTTGATGACCGATTTATAAATTCGGAGCATTTTTTAGACCCACCAGTAGAATAATAACGCCGCAACAAATTGATTTCTTCATTAGTCCAATCACGGTATTTTATACCAAGATCATATGCTTTATGGGCAATCGCATTTCTGGTTCGATCTGGCAACTTGTCATAACATCCGCCATTTTTATATGAATAATTAGTTTTGAGTATATCTAATTCCCTATCTGTCCATCTTGGAACCATTATTCTAATCTTCCACCCCTCTTAACTGCGCCATAAGAGTTGTTCCCATCCCTAGTCTGCTTACTATTACGCATCCGCCCCAGTCCGCTACCTCTGTAAAGCGGCTCGTCCTCGGGAGCTTTTAATCGCTTTTCAATGTTACCAGCCACATCCTCATAATCAATGTCGTCATCTGGAGCTGTCCCCGTATCATAAATATACTTATGAGACAATAAAAGAGCCGTATAACGGTCCTTACGGAGCCTACCTTTGCGACCTCGACCCTCTACGGCACCCGGCTGAACTACTTGGGGAGTATCGAATCTTTCCTTACCCGTTGCCGTTGCGCTCATTTGGATTGTACAGAGTTCGTTTTTTAGTTCTTCCAGATTAAACACATTCTCTTCAAAAGTGTCGAAAAGAATCCCCGCAGACTTCTCAACTTCCATTGCGGAATACATTTTCACGCTATCAAAAGCTGGGAACAACAAAGAACGAGTTTCTAGACTCTTATGAAGAACAGAGTTTGCTTCCTGATTAAATTCAGAAGTCTGTTTGACAAGATGCAAAATGTGGCGTCCATCTGTTTCTCCATCGGTGGATTTCGGATCATCGAAATCTATGACTTCATAAATTGGGAAATCACCCACGGTTATATCGAGCAACTTTTTATTACGCAACATCTCGGCTACGGCATAACCCCCGCCTTGACTATCCATTTCAATCCGCACTGGATTGAATAACCGAGTAATCTCACGAATCCTAGAACAACAGTAGGCATAATAGTCATCGTCAGTAACCAGTCCACGCTTCTTCCTCTTAATAAACTCCTTTTTGTTTACTGCCCAACAGTAAACTGCACGATAATGATTGGCCCAGACTTCTGTCACCGTAATAGCCAAATTGTCTCTCTCGGAAGCGGGGTCGATACCCATCACATATTTGCGACCAGGATGACCTTTCATCAACGGGGTAAAAGTTACCACACCATCAGGCGTTTCTATGGGCTTATTCGGTCCAACGGTACATCCCTCAATCAAACTACGAGGATAAAATCCGTCAGAATCGCTAACAAAAATCGCCCCATATTCCATTAAATAGATATTACGAGGAAGGGTAGCCTTGGCGTGTGCCAACTGTCTTTGATCAAGAAGACCTGCTGGTAAATGGTTGTGCGGAATTCGCATAACAGCATAATCCCGATGGTTGAAACCATCTGGGATAAGATTATCACCTCCGAAAATCTTTGATACCTTTTCTAAATCACCTTTACTCCTAATAATATCTTGCCACATTTCATAGCGTTGCGCAAAATGGTTAAAACCATAATAGGCAGTACCAGAATAGACAATCTGGTTGCCATGCATTTTACCATCATCCTTAATAAGACTTCGGCTAATATCAATAGGGAGATTCAATTTATCAAGGTCTTTCTTAAAAGCGCATTTCCTCGCTTCTTCTACAGGAGTCTTGGCAGTCGCCGCAAAACCACGAACCACCACATCAAACACATCTGCGGGGATTGAAGCAAATTCATCGGCGATTACCACGTTCGCCCTGAAGCCACGAATCTTCGTGCCGTCGCCCAAAGGCAGCGCGTAAATAATTGAATCTCCAATACGAAAATAACAGAGGTCCACATTCTGTCGTGGACCAGCCTTTTTTCCTCCACCAACAATATCCCTCAAAACAGGAGAATTACCCCACATAGTATCTATGTAATTAAAAACCAATCGAGCTTGTCTCAAGCCAGCACCAACGATAACTACTTTTGTTCCTGGATCAAGCAAAGCTCGCAAAACCGCATAGACAGCCAGCATGAAAGATTTACTTCCACCTCTACATGCGATCAACATTGGGAACGGAGTGTCCCACAACATTTGCAATATAGCTATTTGTACGGGGAAAAGATCAATATTCAAAATGGCCTTGGCGGTCCAACCGATATTGTCGATATCAAGCATTCGTTGGATAACTGCGTGGTCTAGCGTTTGTTGTGATTTCTTAAGATCAGTGAAAATATGACGCTTAACCGTGGGCACACGATCTCTGTAAGGAAATAAGTAGCCATAGCGGCCCTGTTCAGAATATAATAAGTCTTGAAGACTAAACGGTGGTTGAGATTTACTGACCATACACAACATCTTCCTCTTTCGCCCAGTTTTTTCTCATTGTTTTCGGATATTCTGTTTGATCAACGCCCAAAATAATCCCCCTTCGGTGGACCATCAGCAGATGGCGATTGGTTCTTCTTGGTATCCCGCGATACCCAGCGATCCTTCTCTACTCGAACAACTTCTTCAAAAATCAACTGAGCAACCTTTCTACCACATTGTCCTGCAAAAAACACAGGAACGCCATGTTTAATCGATAAATTAAGTAACCATCTTATCAATGATTTTCCAGGTACCCCTTTAGAAAACTGAGGTGGTGACAACTCCAATATATCTGGAGTCATTGACGATTCGATAACAATGTAAGCGTATTTAATGCTAGACATGCGTTTCATTTCATCTTCAAACGCAGGTCGTCTTTTAGCAGCATAATTTCCCCATAGTTCAGAAAAATCAGCTTTTCGTTCAATTGTCAAAATATCTGTATAACCTACTAAACTGTAATCGCCAGTCTGAAGAGTGTCAATAACCATACCCGCACATCGCGGAGAACGTCGCTCGGGATGATGAGCATCAAAGTCCCACCCCTTTTGCTCACGAGTATCTTTTGTCACTACATAACTAGGAAGAATTAGTCTAGACATTTAATTACCTTAAGCTTCAGTATCAGCGCCACCACCCAAACCTATTACAATCAGCAGTCACCATACGATAAATCAATTCATCAAAATCAATTTTGGGTCTCCATCCCAACTTCTGGCGGGCCTTTGTGGAATCAGCATGTAATAAGTTCACATCAACAGGCCGATAGAGTTTTGGATCAATTGTCACATAATCTCGATAATCCAAACCAATTATGCCAAAAGCAATTTTCAAAAAATCTCGGACTGTATGAGTTTTCCCCGACCCTAAGACATAATCTCCTGGCGCATCTTGTTGCAACATCAGCCACATACCTAAAACCATATCTTTTGCATGCGACCAATCACGTTTGGCCTCTATGTTGCCGAGAGCCAATTTTGGCCAATCATCCGGAAGAATACCGCAATTGTTCTCTATGGCTACAGCAAGCTTAGCTACATACATAGTTATTTTGCGCGTAACAAACTCTTCTCCACGACGCTCACTCTCGTGATTAAACAAAATACCGCCACAAGCGAATATCTTATATGCCCGACGATAAAGGCCAACGTACATGTGGGCCGCTAACTTGGCGACAGCATATGGGGAATTAGGGTTAAAGGGAGTTTCTTCATTTTGGGGAGAAATATTTGTATCACCGAATAATTCTGAAGTACTTGCTTGATAGAATTTGCTCTTAGGGGAGCATTGACGAATAGCCTCTAGAATATGCAGTGGCCCCATCGCATCGATACAACAAGTAGTTACAGGCTGATCAAAAGAAACACCCACATGGCTCATCGCAGCAAGATTATAAATCTCATCTGGCATAGTCCCAGAAATCAATCGATGCATACAAGTTGCGTCAGTAACATCTCCTTCTATAAGTTCAAATTGAGGATTATCCATCAGATGGGATATGCGCTCTGTGGTATTCACAGAAGACCGCCTAATCATTCCATAGACCTTATATTTTTTGTCAAGCAACAATTCACAAAGGTAGCTACCATCTTGACCGTTGCAGCCCGTCACCAAAGCAGACTTAATCATTGTTCTTTCTCCTATTTCTACCCATCGAATTTTCCTGCCTCTTGTTCTTGTTTGAGCTTTTCTACAGTCGTCATTTTTTGCAACATCTCATCTTGTTGGTCTGCGTTCATTTTTTATTTCTCCGTCGCCTTCCATACTCCTATGTTACTTTTCTTCGACAGGTTCGTAGGTCGCCCGGAATATATCCGGTCTGCACGGGTAGTGCTCGCCCGCAATTCCTCGGATCACATAATCCCCATCACTCACTAGCATATTCCCCTCTAGGGTATTCACAAAAAACAGGTCCGCCGAATCGTAGCGTATTTGATACTCTTCGCACAGCGATCGATCATACGTCCACAAGCCGGGCGTGAACACAATAGCCTCAATGACAATAGGTTTTTTCCGGTACTTACTCATCTGCTCGTCCTCCTACCATAGCAACCATTTCCTGTGGAATAGGAGACACACGAGCGTTCTGATCTTCATTGTCCAAAGCCTCAATATCTTTCATGCAACAATTTTTATACTTTTTCTTACTACCACATAGACATAACCAATTCCTACCCCATTTTGCTCGTTTACGAGTAATGGGCATAGTCACACCAGCAATACGTCTTTTCAAACTTCGTTGCTCACTGGGTCTATCAACATCTCTAGACAACGGCCTTTTCTCCATACTGAACTCCTCTCTCTACACAACTTAAACGAGTATTCATTTCCCAACAATGTTTAACAGCAATATCGCGCCCCACTATTTCTGTCTTCTTACAACATTCGATCCATCCCAATGAATGAAAAATAGTAGTCAAACGATTAAAATAAGTGTGCGAGTTTGCCACACGCTCCATCGCACCACGGATTTGTGCAAATCGAAATTCGGCATCATTAATGGCAGCCAAAGTACGATCAATAAAATTAACAGTCTTCGTCGCTACTGCCACATGTTCCCCAAGATATTCAGCGGCCAACGCATTATTGACAACTTGATATCCGCCACAAAGGGGTATGGTAAAAAGTCGTTCATTAACAGATGTCCCCATTTGCGATTGCGTTTGCGTATGCACATTGGGGCATACTTTGGCGGTCGCATAAACTTGAGCCAACTTATCTGAAGAAAGCGGGCCGCTGTAGCTCAATCCTGTTTGATTCCACAACTCATTTCCAAAAATCTGATACGTGTGACCAAGACAATCAAGTTGCCGAAATAAAGGAATAAGCAACTTTCGAGTGACCACAGGACGATGATCAAGATTAGCCACTATTGCCACATCTGTTAGTGGATTACAATTCATAGGCAAAGCCCTGACAATGTTCCCAGCCATGGGCAAATGAGTCAGAGGCAAAACCGCATCGACCCAATCGCCCAAATAGATAGACCATACGTCCGGTTGTAAGTGCGTATGCAATATCCCTAATCCAATACGATCCAAAACTGCAATTTCATCTGTATGAGCCCCTCCCTTCGCATCGAACGGCAAGACACTTACAATCACCGCAATTTTACGGTCGTTAATAACGTCAATCGGCAATTGACGAATACCATAGCGCGAAGAAGACATAATTAATTGGACATTATGTTTTTCGATCAATTCGCGGGTGCCCAATTTAGTCTTAGGATCACATACATAAACGATCCAACCCGTTGCTCGTAAAGCATCAACATAGCCCCTCTGAGACATTCCATAAGTGGCTCCCGGTCTTGGAATATATAGTGCAGTCTTGCTCATTTTAATCATCTCCAAAATCGGTTTCTTCATCAACCAAAATCGGTTCAATGCTCCCGTTCGGAAATTCTTGCGGTTGACGGAAAACTTTCTTAACATCATTGGCGGCAAGTTTAGTTAGTTGAGCATATTTCCCCTGACGGTCTCGCTCGTCCTGTGAATGTTGAAGAGTAGCCACAAGAGAAAAAAAAGTCTCTTTCCCACCCCTAAGTTCATCCAAACGATCCTTACGAGTGGCAGCTAAACTGCTGTAAATCTTTTGTCGTTCTTTTACTAGAGCATCATACCTATCATTAACACTCTTAAGATAGCGATATCTATCTTCTAATTGCCGTTGTTGCATAATTCTAAATTTGACAACATCTTTATCTTCATCTGCTTGCTTAGGGTTTTGAACAAACCATTCCTGCAAATCTGCTATTTGTTGTTGTAATGATCGAACCAAAATGAGTTGCCTATCTACCAAAATACGATGCTTAAGGAAATCATCTATCTGAAAGAACTCACTCAGTACGATATCTTCAAATTGACAACACAGGTTACCATAATCCTCAATGTATACATCAACTTCATGCGATTCAAATTGTTTGCGAATAGTTTGATAAAGATGTGTCTTCTTGAATTGTCCCCTGAACCATTGAGCTTTATCGGATTCGTTTAACCCCGGCTGAGGGGTACACAACATGGGAGCATCAGAAATCCCTATCTCGGCTGGTTGACCCGATTTCTTGATAATCCCCAGACCTCTGCGTCGTTTGCTAATGGTATCGATGTTCCAACGATAATGACATTGATCCAATAGTACTTCCTGGATTCTTTTGTCAGTCCATCCTTGCCGCAAACCATCTTCGAATATTTTGATAGCTTGAGGATCATTGGCCAAACGACGGAATTTAGCCATAACTATCCCTTTCTGTCAAAAGACGTGCAACTTCTGTACGGACACTATCTATTAAAGCCTTCCTAACTTTATTGCCACTTACTAAATTATCAAAAGCCACCAAGAGTTCACCCGAAAGATTGCTCCGTAAATATTCCAACGTTTCATTACAAATGGCGCGACCCAAAGGGTCAGCATCAATAGAACTAGACCCAAGAACAACACCCCCAGAATCAGCATTGCCACTATCTAGAGGCAGAGCATTGATTAGATTAATGCGAACATGCGCATGGCCAGATGTCTCCACGTCTGATCCAGGACGAAAATACTTATCTCGTTTCAAGTTCTTGAGACGATTGGATACGTGACTCACCAAATAATTTTCAAGTGGACCTATGGATGGATCGTATCTCTCGACAGCATCGAGACACATCAACCAAACTTCTTGCGAAACGTCATCACCAGTGTAATACGCAAAAGCCCCATTTTTCCTTCGAATAGTGGCTATGCGTTGGATAATCGGATATGCTTCATCCAGCAGAGTTTGACTCACCATCGCTTTGGTCCTCTAACGCTCGCTTAACAATACCTTCTCCGACTACAGGATCGGGATCGTCCCTGTCAAGGTCATCATCTACCTGAGCCTCTATCTTGTCAGTCCCCTTAGCCGTCAAATTCACCATTACTCGTGTTGCTTCTAATTCACTCATTTTATCATCACCCATTTTTTATACACCGTCCGATAAAATCTCCCCCTATAGTACTATACAGAGCCTTTTGGTCAAAAGCGCTCCATCTTTTTATTTTTTCCAAACAAAAGTGGCTCCTATACGTATAACCCTTTGTGATATCTAAGTTTATGGGGAAGTGGTCTTTTCAGCAGGGGATGTTACTATGGTAGTGCTGGAACTGTGAGTTCTGCTACTATCCAGAAATACATAGAAAACCAGAAACACAATGACTAACACCAAAGCATTCAAATACAGATTGTATCCAACCAAGAAACAAGAACAAGGTCTACAACAGACTTTGACCACTTGTAGGTTCTTGTATAACAATGCTTTGGCTCAACGAATTGACACCTACAAAAATACTCAAGAATCAGTCACTTATTGTGACCAAGCAAATACACTTGTAAAACAAAAGAACGACTACCAAAAACAAGTCCACTCACAAGTGCTACAAGAATCACTCAAACGTCTTGACACTTCCTTTGGGAACTTCTTTCGTAGAATCAAACAACAGAAGGCAGGAAAGAAAGTCAAAGCAGGTTTCCCACGTTTCAAGCCAGACCAGCGTTACAATTCGTTCTGTTACCCACAATCAGGTTTTAGATTAACCAACGATAGTAGGAGAATTACACTCAGTAAGATTGGTGATGTAAGACTCAAATATTCAAGACCAACAGAAGGTAAGATTAAAACTTGTAGAATTGTTCGTGATGTAGACCAATGGTTTGTGGTTCTAACTTGTGAGCAAGAAGTTTCTGAGCCACTCAAATCTACTAATCCTACAGTCGGTGTTGATGTGGGTATTAAGACCTTTGCTTTTCTTTCAGATGGAACGCAGTTTGAGAACCCACGTCATACACGGAACTCAGAAGTTAAGTTAGCACAAACACAACGTAGATTGTCACAGAAAGTAAAAGGCAGTCAGAACAGAAACAAACAACGACTTGAAGTTGGGAAGGTACATCGTAAAACACGTAGACAACGTGAGGATTTCTTACATAAGTTAAGTAGGGAGTTAGTAGACAATTACGGTTGTCTTGTGTTTGAGCAGTTAAACATTAAAGGAATGGTTCGTAATCACAAGTTAGCTAAGCATATAAGTGATTGTGCTTGGAGAAAACTAATTGAGTATACTACATACAAAGCGGAGGAAGCTGGTGTGGAAGTTAGATTAGTTAATCC